ATGATAAAAAGGACTATTCTCACATTTGCGATCGCAATGCCCTTGATGGCTCAGGCTGCCGTTTATCAGTGCAAGGTTAATGGTCAAACGGTGTTCTCAGATCGCCCGTGTGGCAGCGATGCAAAAGAAATCGAAGTGAAAGCCCCTGCCCGCAGTGGAACCGGACCCATGGTAAACAAAGGAGCCCAGGATTTTCTGGAAGGCAGGGAGACAAAGTCAAAGATAGAGCGCATTGATCGTCGAATATCCGACTTGCAAAATCAGAAGGAAGATGCCAAGCGGGCGATGGATCAGGCGCTACTCAGATACCAGCGGCAAAAATCCTACGCTAACGACAACCTGGCCGGAGCAACTTGGGAAGGCGCACTGGCGCAAGAGGCCAACGTATTGCGAGAGCGCTTCCAGTCGGAGATTGATGGAATCGACCGCGAGATTGATCGCCTCCGCGAGGACAGAAGGCGCATTCAGGATCTGGCGAGAGAAAAGGGCGAATCAGGGGCAGAAAGCTAAAACGCCCTCAAACATATTGGATGGAAAGGACTCATGGCCACCAAATCATCACACCGAAATTACCCAGCGCTAAGAATCATCGCTACCTGGAACAAGCTGTTCGGGTACATAATCGGGGCACTCATACTGCTGAGCGGGTTCATAACCCTGTTTGGTGAAGGCAACAACGCGCTAGGGTTAGGACTTATTCTGGGTGCGATCGTCGTTGTGGTTGCATCAATTGCAGTGGCGGAAACGATTCAGGTATTTCTGGATACCGAAGGCAATACCCGAAGTGCAGCCGACTCTCTCCAGCAGCTTGTTGATCTGACGCAGAAGCGCCAATCCCCGCCGTCCAGCACGCCGCCATCAAAGCTACGGGAGAAGCCAGAGCCAGCGGGCACAGTCTCTCTGGAATCCGAACGTGGAAAGTCCATCAAGAAGCTCATCGTAAGCCTCACTGATGACGGCATGTCTGCTGAACAGATAGCAGCAGAACTGAACGAAGAGGCTATGCCCACGTTTGACGACCTGCCACGCTGGACTGCCGAGTCAGTCAGACAGCACATGCCTCTCATCTAACGCTAAACCGTCTGATCCACCCCACCCAAAGCCGGGGCAGGCCCCTCGATCTGCCTGCCCCGGATGAACACATGATCCCCCACCTGCGCAGTACCGCGCACCCGCACCCGGGCACCGGTCACCAGTTCCACGGTTACGCCGTCACTGTGCACGGATATCACTTCGCCTTTGTCCCTGGGCTCGGAGGGCAGCACGCCCAATAGTCGTTTGTAGAGGTTACTCATGGGTTTCAACTCCGATGGTTTGCCAGAGTTCTGGCCGGCTGTGGCTGATGCTCAGGCTGCGCACAAGGCCGCGGCGGGTTGTGCCCTGCTCCAGGTATTCCACCAGCGTACCAGGGCGGATCATGCCGGTTTCTGGCAGTACCGGGAGCCGCAGGCTGATCCGTGCTTGCTTGCCGGTATCGCCCAGCAGTGCAAGGCCGCGCTGGCGAGTCATGGCAGCGTCCGTTGCCAGGTCATCCACGATCGTTGGAGCCGGGTTGGTGCCTCCGCTGCTATCACGGATGATCCGGTCTAACCGGCCCTGGTCGCCGCCGTGTACCCAGACGGCGTTATAGTCCGGCTTTTCCTGCCACTCGATGCCTTCCACTTCCACCACGTCTTCCGGCAACTGGATATCCGGGGTGGCATCTCCCCAGTTCCAGGGCGCGATCGGGTACCGGGGCAGGATCTGCAATACCTGATCGGTGTCGTGGCTCTGTACATAAGCACCGCCCGCCTCTGCAATCCTTTTCGCAGCATCGATCCAGGTGCCGTTGTGGGACCAGATGCCGGCAGGGATCTGCCAGTCTTCTATCTGCCAGTCCAGGCTCCAGCCGATCGGCACGCCGTTGGTCGTCATGGTTTCATTCAGTACCTGCTGAGCTGTCATGGCCGTGTCGTTTGTGTACTGGGTGACCGGTGCCAGCGGCTCAGCCAAGAACGCAGCACGACCACGGCCGGAGACCCGCAGCCAGGATTCACCGAACCGTCGTTCACGCTGAATGGACTCGACAAGCACACGCAGGGGCTCCCCGTTGATGGTGGCCATCAGCTCGATGCGGGTGCTGCTGTCCGGTCGCACTTGGCTGATGGCTGCAGCCGGGATGCGGGCGTTCCAGCTCCATGTCCAGCTGTCGGCATCAATACTGGCTGCAAAGCTTTCTGCCGGTACTTGGGTGCCGTCCAGCTCGGTCAGAGTGACAGTGTTGATCACGGTGTAAATCTCCCTGATGGGGATGATGATGGTGCCGCCCGGGTCTGGCTTGGCATCCGGGCAACCAAATATCAGTGTTGTGCTGCCGTCCTGCTCGCGGCAAAACCGCAGGGTGATCTGATCCTCGGCAGGCGGTTCCGGGTCAATAGGTGGCGGCCAGGTGGCTAGCCCCGGGGGAGGATCGATGGCTTGTGCATGCCGTACCGCCAGCCGTAGGGTCAGTTTGGCACCCTGGTTGGCTCGGATGGTCAGGTGGCCGGCGGTCGGTATGGCTTGCTGTTCCGCCAACGCCCATGTGGTTCGCAGCTTGATGGTTTCCGCGTGCGGTTGCCCGCTGCCCCGGGTCAGCCGGATGCCGTGCTGGTGTTCGCTGGTAAAGGCCCGCCGGATGCGTACCGCGTCGGCGTGTCCGATGCGGTTGCTGGTGTCGAGCTTCTGGCCGTGCTGATCGGGCAGGCGGCGGCTGGCTTCCAGCTTTTCCGATTGCTGTTGCCGGATACTGTGGCCTTTTGTGACCGGCAGGGCGCTGGTCTGGATCGGTTCTGCGCGGGTGCGGGTGCGCTCCATCTCCTGCTGGGCGGTGGCCAGTCTGGTTTGACTGGCTTGGAAGTTCCGCGAGGGCATCGAGGCGGCTACACCGTCTGCGTCCGGCAGGTCGAGGTTCTGGGAACCTCCGGCGGTCAGGCTTACGGGTGCGTCCGGGGCTGGCAGAGCGGCCAGCAGATCCCCGCGTAGGGTCTGGTCGATGGCAGTCAGCGTCAGTGCCGGGATGGTCGCCGCTGGAATCGTTGCCTGCAGGGTGCCGGTGATTCTTGGCTCGGCCGCTCCGCCGTTGGCGGCCAGGGTCAGCTCCGGCAGGGCGGGCCCTGGCAGGCTTGCGCTCAGGGTGCCGTTGACGGTCGGGTATTCCGGTGGCACGTAGCGGCCAAACTGGAGCGTCACCGGCCCGGGTGTTGACTCCCTCGGGCGAAGCAGCTCCAGGATGATGCCCGGGTCTTGGGTAAACCGAAGGTCTACCGGCCCGGGGGTGTCCTGCCGTTGTTTCCAGAGCCGGAGCTTTATCACGGCTTACCCCGCAAAGGTGGCACTGGTGATCCGGGCGAACGCGCCGGCCTGCAGGGCGTTATCTTGCAGCTTGATATCGCCGGCCCCATTTTCATCGCTTACGGTGGCATCGCCCCACCACGCGCCAGCCCCGTCCAGAATCCGGGCGCTGTCGGCGGTGCCTGCCGTCGTCACCTGCCCCTCGATGGCAGTGGTGGTCTGGATCAGAACGTTCTCGGTGTCCAGGGTCAGAACATCGGCAGGCATCGCCAGCTCGGCGATCAGGGTGCCCGTGTCTGGTGCGCCATCGAACAGTTGGACGACCGCTTCCCCGGGAGTGGCGATCAGCAGGTCATAACTGGCCTGCAGGGCGGGCAGTCGCGCGGCTTCCTGTCGGGCGGCCTGATGGGCGGGGGATAGTGTCAAGGCCATGCGGCTACTCCATTGGCTCGGGTATTAAACCGGCTTTGATAACTGGGTCATACTGCCCTTCTGGGTCGAAGGCAATTACTGTGTAGGTTTTGCTTCCGTCTATAAAAGGAAGATCCCAGCCCCCGCCTTGATCGGTTTTCACAGCGGTTACGTGTAAAAGCCCTACGGGCCTTTTGCCCCCCGAAAAAGTAGCAAACTCTGCAAATACTTGAACCTTGTGGCTGACTGCGGGGTCGCCTGACTGTGTGAGTGCTGTGCCTCGCAACCGCCCCGCTCCCGAAAAACGGTTTACGCCTATTAGCCCAAAGACTTGTAAGTTGCTCACCGCCACGGCCCCCATAAGTCAATCCCGACGCAGATTCTCACCCAGCCAACCGCCATGATCGGCTTGCTGTACGTATGGGACGGCTCAACCACCACCATAGCCAGACCTTTACCATTGGGTTCACCAATAACCTGATCTGAGGCCACCAAAGACTGCATGATCCCCGGGAGCATGCCCCGGATCGGGCCGCTTACACTGGAAAGAACAAAAATCACATCTGCAAACACGTAACCATTGGATATTGTTGATGGGTAGTCATCTCCCTGACCCCATGATGAGCCGTCTGCTATGGAGTGTCCTGCCAAAAGCCACTGTTGAGCTCCTGACAATCCGGCAGCGTTGTCTGCGATGTTAAGGCCCTGAGTAGAATTTGCGTTTTCTATACGGTTGATACTGTAATAGTCAGTCGGTGAGTCCGCGAACGATCTTTCATGCCCGGTCAGAACGCAAGGGAACTGATCGGTGATAGCCGTATTCCGCAAGTCACCAAACAGATACGGAGTCGCATAATAAAATGTGTCGTCTGTTCCTGTGTTTGTAATCAATAACATGAAAAACCGCTCGTCGCAGGCAACAAACCACTTCAATCGGCCATTGGTTATTTGGGATAGGAATTCATATTTCATCCAACCGCAATAATCTGTTTCTGCAGGAAACGGGGAGGTTCCGGTGTTTAAATCGCTCATCGTTTTATAGCCTTGCACTACCGTGTGAGCATCACTTCCCGTGTCGGAATCCTCTATCTTCAGAAAGCAGCCCGAGCTGTCTGGATGTATAGAACGAAAGGCGGCAGTGCTGACCCCATCGTCGAATGTTTTTTCCCAATATCCGGGGGTGGCCATTTTGACCGTGATGCTACCCGTTGCGTTGCCGTCAGGAATGCCGGGACAGTCAAAGGTGAAGGTAGTGGCGGTTGTGCTGGTGACGCGCCAAACATCGCTCAGGTTTGCCGGGGTCGCCCCTTCAATCTCAATGACAGTGTGTTTTTCAAAGCCGTGGCCGCTGCTGAATTCAACCGTCGCCACGCCGTTGCTGATCGTGATCTTGTTCCCGTCCGGGGACTTGGTTCCGAAGCCGTCGATCAGGCAAGCGTCGAGAATCCTGATTAGTTCGCCGGGGGTTGCGTCGAACTGCGGTGCCCCTGGCATATCACTGTGAAACCATCGCACGGTGCTGTTTTCGTTCACTGCCATAGTCTTGCTCCTTTACGGTCTGTCGATGTTGCCGAGGGCGTGGATTTCGCAGCCGTCAGCGCCATCGTCCAGCGGCTCGTCGGATTGCTGGATCGCCCGCGCCATCCAGAAGTCTGCCAGAGCGCCGACCGTGTTAATACGCACAACATTGCCAGTGCTCCAGCCGCCGCCGTTGGCCGCGACCGGGATGGTCAGGTACGGCACGCCGCCGCTGCCGTCGCTCTCTCGGGTGCGGGGGTTGATCGGCGCTATGTCCTCGGTGAAGGATCCGCTATACACCAGGCCCACGCGCTGGCCGATCAGCTCGACGTTGGTGCTGCTGGTGAAGCGCAACACCCAGCGTTCAGTTTCCGCCCCCTCGTTGGTGACGGTGATTGGGTGCGCAATGGTGTTTAGGCTGGCGGTGGCCTCGTCGCCCTCGATGGTGTCCTGCCAGGTGCCGCTCCAGGTCTGCTCATCCCATGTTGCGGATACCCGTGCGCGCCGGTCTCCATGAATCAGGCAGCTCGCGACGATGGATTCCTGGGCTGGGTAGTTGTGCGTTAGCGGCCGGCTTAGGGTTATATCGCCGGTGATTTGTACGTCGGTCACCAGGCGCAGATCGCCCACGGTATGGCGCACGGTGACGGGCATGGCGATGCCGGTGGTGTCGTCGAAGGTCACGGTTCCGGTGGCGCGGTCCAGGCTGTAGCCCTCGGTTACTTGCTCCCCGTTGGCATCCATGACACGAACCCAGCCGACGCGCGGGCGGGTGGCGATGGTATCGCCGTTGGCAACGGTCTGGGGAGCTGTATCCTGCGGGTGCATCACCATCACCACATCACCGGGCCGGTATATGGGCACGCGGCCGTCTGCCGGCAGGCGCACGGCATCAATGCCCACAATGCTGGCATCCAGCGGGATATAGGAGAACGCCACGGCGTTATAGCGCAGGGTGCTGGTGATCATTGGGCGCGGCTTGTAGATGTTGCCCTCCCCGTCAACGTCATTGGGGTCATACCACCACTCTTCTTTCTCGTCCGCGGTCAGACTGCTATCCGGTACCAGCTTGCCGAAGGTGACGGCAGCGGTACCGAAGGTGTAATTCACGGCACCCTGCAACCACTCGTGGACGAAATTGCCATCTTGGTCAGCAGTAGCGATGATCTGTTCACCATCTTCCGTGGTCGCCACAATCTGCAGGGACTCCGGTTTCAGCGGCGCACTGGGAGTGCGGAAAAACCCTTCGGTCGCTGTCCACTCGCCATAGACGGTCAGCAGGCTGGTCACGTCCAGGGCTACCGGCTCGCCATCCTCCCAGAATGTCAGGTCTGCCAGCCGGGCATCGTAGTCCACGGTACCGGCAGCGAGGCCGCTGCCAGTTTGCGGATCGATGTCGGTGACGATATCCCCCGCCCGATCGTCATAGCTCTTGCCACCCAGCACAAAGCGCACGGAATCCGGCACGATGATGTCGGTTACACCCGGTGCCAGTCCCACCCGGACAGTGTCAATCGGCTTCACGGTGCTGCCGGCCTGGCTGTTTGTGGTAACGCCGTCCACCCGATAGCTGGCCAGCGCGTCTTCGGTAATATCGATCTGCATGCTTCCCCCTTATGCGCTGCCCGCGGCGAATGTGGAACCAAGCCATACGTTGCGCTTGACCTGAATATCCATGGTGGTGATGGTCACTGTGTCGCCACTGACCGTACCGATAACCTGCTCCGTATCTACTCGGTAGGCACTTGTATTTCGCGCTTCTTGCTCAGGCACAACCAAGTCGCCACTGCGATCTCGGGCGATCACCTTCACCTTTCCCCCCTTCCGGGGATCGGTGATCGTCAGTTCCAGAGCTAGGCTGCCCGCTGTCGGCGTATCCGGCAGGGTGATGGTACTGCCGGTAGGCACAGGCTCCTGCCGTTTGTAAACGCTGGCACCGGGATCGTCCGCCTCGTACCAGTTGTAATTGATCGTCAGATCACTGCCCCGGTTCGGCAGGCGCGTGACGTGGATTTCCCCCTCGCCACTGTTCGGATCGATATAGCCCGTGGCATCACCTGTGATGTTGCCGTCGGTATCACCCACGGCCGTCAACGTATCGGATCCAGCAGCCCAGCTCAGGGCCAGGCTGCCACCCAGTAAAGGGTTGTGGTCCAGCTGGATCGGGATGGTTGCCTGGCTGATCGCCAGCGAGTCACTACCGCTGCGCACTTCGTAATGCACGCGGGAGCCGTAGGTGTAGATGATCTGGCTCCCGGCATCCGGCAATGCACCGGTTGTCAGGCTCACGTTGCCGGTCACATAGTCGATGGTGCCGGTACCGAACCCGGGATCCGATCCGGAAACCGCACCCTCACCATCGTCGGTCAGCGTGTACCAGTTGCCCTGTGCCATGTAGCTGATGGAAAACGCATTGGGGGCCGGTACCGGGCTCAGGGTTTCAATCCAGTTGTAACGCCGGTTCTCCGCCGTTACGTTCCGTGCCACGGTATGAGCCTGCTGGGCAACATCCACATCCCGGGTGCCAGCATCGATGGTTTGCACCAGTTCCGGATTCAGGCGCTGGTTTGCCAGCGGTTCCTCGCTTTGGGCGGCGGGCACCAGTTGGGTGAACATGCTGGCCGCTTTTAATTTCAAGTCTCCAATGCTGGCTGCAGAGGTCAGCGGTTGCGCTCCAAAGTAACGGGTCGCATCTGCTACCGTCGTATCCCGCAGGCGCGCGCCGGTGTTGTAGTCGTAGCTGTCGTTTTTGTTGACCTGATGGCCAGTGAAATCGAAACGCAGAGCGTCGGACAGATCGAGCGAGACGATCAGGCGCTGGTAATCCTGGCCACTCTGAGGGTCGGTGAAAGTCTGCATTTCCGCGCTGACTTCGGTAACGCGCACGTACTGTTCCTTTTGATCTGGCTGGCCTTCGTTCTGCACCAGACAGAGCGTTTTACCGCGCGGCGGCAGGGTGGTGGTTTCGTCGCGCTGGATGATCCGGATCTGCCTCATCCCCTCAATGTGGTTTTCATACAGCGCCCCGTGCCACATTGGCCCCTTGAACAGGTATGCCTCCACCCGGTTTGCGGCCTGTTCCCGGGTATCAAACGGGTCATCCGTGCTGAAAAGGGTGTAGCCGATCGCCGGGTCTTCCGGCAGAGCAGTCACCACCGTCTTCGCACCACCGAACAGATCCGTGCTCAGGGTACGGACCGCCAGAAACAGCTTCCTCAGATTGAACCGGCCCATGGCACGGTCGAGGTCGCTGATATCCTCGAACACGTTATTCATCACGCCGTCCGGGATTTCGTTACCAGTGGCAGCCCCGCCGCCCTCCGGCACGTCATCCATCACCTGACTGGCGAGGAACTTGATGTTGTCTTCTTGAATCGGCATGGATTACGGCTCCACGGTGATGAATCGGAATGTGGGGATTACCTGGTGGTCCGGCCCGGGGTTAATCTGGTACCGAACCGGGGCACTCTCATAGCCCAGCCCATCGTGATGGCGGAACTGAACGGTGTGTATCTCGCCACGGTAGTCCAGCGTCAGGGTCTGGCCCGGCGTGTTATGCCAAGTAATTATCTGGGGCTCTGCGGTGGCCAGCATCCAGCCGCCACGCTCCGGCGCTTCCAGCGTGATCGGACGACCGTACTGGGCAGCGTCCACCATGATGATCGGCGCACCGGTGAGGCCCCGGGTAAAGCTCTGCTCTACTGGCGACCAGGTGCGGTCAGACCAGTTGAGGTCTTCCGGCAGCTCTACGGTGATGCTGCCGTCTGAAAGGGTGATGCTCACAGTGATGTACTCCTGGCATTCTCAAGGGCCCGCACAAACGCATCTTCATCGTCAGCCAGCACGCGGAAACTCTGGCCACCCAGATTCACGTTCACGGTTTTGACGGATTCTGTCCGGGCGGGGCTGATCGACGAGGCTTGATCCCGCTCACGAGCCAAACGCTGGCGTTCGATGTTGGCCATCTCCTGTTGACGCGCACGATCCGCAGCACGCTGCTCCCGCTCGTTTTCTTCCTCACGGCGGTTGCGCTGTTCGATCTGGTAGATCTGCTCCAGGGTATCCAGGGATTTCTGGTAATCGGCAGCCGCCTCATCCGCGCCGGCTTGTTGGGCAAGCTTCAGCTGTTCCTCCAGCCGCTCCCGTTCCGCCTCATATTGCAGGCGCTGGGCTTCCTCGGTGTCGCCACGGATATCGGCAAGCCGCTGGCGCAGGCTGTCCAGTGTGCTGTCAGCGGAGTCCGCCAGGCTTTTCATTTTCTGGCGGGCGGCATCGATGGCCTGCTGCAGGCCGTTCAGCCGTTGGTTATCCAGCAGGTCAAACTTATTGGCAGCGCTGGCGCTGATGCGGTCGAGCTGGTCCATGGAGTAGCTGCCGGACTGGATCTTCTCCTGCAGGTTCTCCATGGCCACGGCTTGCGACCAAAACTTTTCTTCAACTTCTGCAGCGGCCAGGGCTGTGTCTGCAAACCAGGCGGCCAGGCTGCTCGACATTAACCGCCGGCGGGCAGTGGCCAGTTCATCCGTGCGTTGACGGGCCTTTTCGAGGGATTCGGCAGCGGACTCTGCCTCACCTACAAAGGCGTTGCCGCCGATCTTCATTTCAAACAGGTTGCGTGCGGCCTTGGATAGAGCGGTCACCTGTTGCCGGGCGTTGGAGATGGCTTTGCCGAAGGCACCGCCCCATGCCGCCTGCCAGTTTTCCCGAAACTCTTTGGCGGCCTGGCTACTGTTGCCGATCGTGTCCGCCATGTTTTTGATTTTCGGGGATGCCTGGTCCGCTTCCTTGCCAGCGTCCGATATCGGCTTGCTGATATCACCGCCGCCACCATTCTGGATGCCTTGTATTTCCTGCAGCCGCTGGCGAACCTGAGCCAGAGCCGCACTGGCATCGATACCTTTGGCCTGCGCTTCCTTGAGCTGTGCCTGAAGCTCTTTCAACCCCTTCTCAGTGGATATCTTCTGCAGGGCACCGGTGAAGGATTCCTGAAGGATTGCAGCATTTTCCTCTGCAGAGCGGCCGGCAATGTCCAGGTTCTCTACTACAACACCGAACGCATCGATGGCGGATTGGCCAGTTGCAGTAATACCAGTTTGCGCCTTTGTGAGATCAGCCCCCAGCCGGGAAAAGGCCTCCCCCAGCACAGAGTCCATCACCTGCCCGGTGCGCTGGGAATCAGCAGCGGCACCGTTCATCACCTCCGTGAACTTGCGCTGAAACTGAGACAGACCCTGGCTGCTAACGTCCTGCAAGGGCTTCATCAGCCCGTCTTTTATCTCCTGCCCACTGACCTGAGCCGTCCGCACCAGACTGCCCAGCGCCTGAGCCATGGAGGTGATGCCCTCAGGCGTTTTCAGATCCAGGTCATCAAATGCCTTTTGCAGGGCATCCGTGGTAGACAGGCCTTCTGCCTTCAGGCTGGTGAAGGCGGTAACGGCATCCAGTGCCTCTTTCGTGATCCCCAGCCGCAGCGCTTCACCAGCCCGGACAGATTCATCCGATACCGTCTTCAGGGTCTGGTTGACCTGCTCCAGCTCACCGCGCATTGCGGCCAGCTCGCTGGTAACGTCCTGCCCCATGGCGGCCTGCCGTTCCAGGGCATCAATGGCGTATTCGTAGTATTCCTGGGCACCGGAGAGCTGATCGGCGTAGGCTTGCCGTTGCTCCTGGTTCATGGCGGCAACTTCTGCGCCGGTCCTCACAGTGACCGAGGCATACTCCTCCAGCGCCTGAGCCTTACGCTTGAGCTGATTGATTTCCCGCAGGCGCTGCAGCTCTATCTCTTTCTGCTGCAGTGCCAGCCGCCGCTCGGCATCTTCTACACCGCGGATCTTCCGGGTGATTGCATCCATGGCAGCGGTAGCCGCCTCAAACCCGATAATCGCTAGGGTGATCGGAATCGGTTTGGCCAGCGCCAGCATGGTGCGGCCAAGGGCTGAAAAGCCTTTGGCGGTGGCCACTGCCTGGGCACTGGCGGCCATCATTTCCGCCCGTGAAGCCCGCAGTGCGACCGTCCAGGCACCAATGGCTTTCACTGCACCTGCAACCTTCAGCGCGACAAACGCCTTGCCCAGTAGCAGCAACTGGTCCTTGTACTCAACAATGGCACCCACCGTGCCCTTTATGGCCTGCCCAATGGAGACCATGGCATTGCTGATGCTCTGAGCCCAACGCTCAAGGGTGCCGTTCTGACGCAGCTCTGTGATGGTATCCAGCAGGCTCTGCAACTGTTGCTTGGCATACTCCAGCGCCCCGGCCTCTGCCACGCGATTCAGGAACTGGTCCCACTGGTCCCGAAGATTCGACACGAGGCCAGACAAACGGCCCATACTATCCGCTGCAGCGCCCTCGCTGGCCTTGCCGATCTCCTGCACGAGGGCGGCGATGGTCTCCCGGCCCAGCTCACCTGCAGAAGACATCTCCTGCAGCTCGGTAACATTCTTGCCCGTGGCTTCCGCCAGCAACTCCCAAACCGGCACGCCGCGTTCAATCAGCTGCAGGATCTCCTCACCCTGCAGTTTCTGTTTTGCCCACGCCTGACCCAGTGCATTTACCAACCCTTCCAGATCCTGGAAGGAACCGCCCATGGCTTCATTCTGGTCAACCAGCGCCTGAAGCGTTCCGTTGGTGGGATCAATGCCGAAGTTTTTCAGGCGGATGAATGCCTGAGACACCTGTTCCAGCTGCAGGGGCGTGTTGGCGGTGAAGTCCTGAATCCACTGGGAGGCTTCCTGCCCGCGCTCCACACTGTTGAAAACCTGCGTCAGTTGCTGGTCCAGCTTCTCGAATCGGTCGCCGGTTTGCAGGATGGCAATAAAGCCCTGGCGGATCTTATCCAGCCCGACCGCAGCACCCACAAACGCCGCCAATGCAGCAACCGCACCACGGATGCGGGTTGAGAATCCGCCGGCAGCTTTATCAGCATCCCGCAGGGCATCACCGGAATCTTTTGCACTTGTACGCTGGCGCTTGAGCTGGGTATTTACCGCCGTCAGATCAGACTTCAACCGGCGGGAGGACTGCTCCAGTCCGTCCTGCGCCTGGTCCAGGTTACGCAGGTCAACACCAGCGGCTTTCAGCCGGGGCGATAGCCGGTCCAGCGCTTCCCGGTTACGAACCCACGCAGCCTTCGATTCGTCAGCCGCCTTCTCTGCCCGCTGCAGGTCACGGGCCATGGCTTTTGTCGGCTTCTCCGCCTTATTCAGAGCAGAGCTCAGTCGCTCTACTTCCGCTTCAGCTTCCTGCCAGTTTTGCTTCAGCCGATCGGTTTCAGTCCCCAGTCGCTTGAATTCAGTGATATTGCGCTGGGTCTGGGTCAGCCGGGACAGGGCCTTATTCAGTTCATCGCTTCGCTCCTGCAGACCGCCCACGCTTTTACGCGCGGACTCGGTTGCAGGGGAAAGCATGTCCTTTCCCTTGAGGATCAGATTGATGATGGAATCTTTAATGGCCATCAGAAACTCTCACGGCGGAACTGGTCAGGCGCACCAGCCGGTGCGCCTGACAGCAGGGTCACTTCGATCAGGCGGCAGCCCGGGTGAAGAACTTGGATTTGCCGGATGCCTGAATAGTCTCATCAGCCAGCACCTGCCCTTCTACCGTGAAGGTGGCGAAGTCATCAGAGATCAAGCCCAGACCGGAGGTGGGTGACGGCTTCCAGCGGTGGACCTTCACCGTTACCGGCTTGCCAGTCGCATCGTTCACGCCGTCCAGCACCACACGCACTTCCTGGCCGGATTCCACCAGGGCCTGCAACACGTTGGTTCCCTGGTTGTCATAACCCACAACCAGTTCCTCACCGTCAGTGATGCTGCCATCTGGCAAAATGCGCAGCCCGGCTGCGGTCACTTCATAATCGGTGCCCTCGACATAGGTGGTCGATTCGCCGGAATTCTGAACGGTTACGGTATTGGCAGTGTCACTGGTATCAATCATCTTGGAGGTTTCCGCCAGGCCACCGAGCACAGCCGTTACCGATTCGCCGGTTACGGATCCGGCAGCCACGGTTTCAACAACACCCCGCAACGCCATCGCCAGGTTCTCATTTGAGAAGTTGGCCAGTTCCATAGACAGGGTTACAGCGCTAACCGTCGTCACAGACGCGAAGTTGCCACCGCCGCCACGGTAGTTCCGCTGACTCTGGGTTTCCTGCTCGATCGCAAAGTTCACGTTCGAGCAGTTGCCCACGTCCCGGCCATTGATGTAGATGATGCCGGAGCCGATATAGGCCTCGTTAATTTGCTCAGCCATGGTTCATTCCTCTCAGTTCATGGGTTCAGTGAGTCGTTCTGCCCAGTCAATGGCCAGCAGCACAGAGACAGAACAGATGCGCGATCCATCCTCCGGCGGGTCAATCACACGCCCGAGGTAATCGACTTTGGTAAAGAGTCCGGGGTTGCATCTGGATTCCAGCGCCGGAAACAGGGATTGCTTGATGTCCGCCAGCAGGAAGTGGGCATCGTCCAGTGGATTCAGTGGGTCCGCCTCGCACCACCCCTCGATGGTGATGTTCAGCCGGTTGTGCACCTGCTGCTGCCCCACGGCTTTAATGACTTCCTCGTCCCCCTCATGGATAACCAGGAGGGGAAAAGTTTCATCCTTGCTGATGCGCTTGCGGCCACGGGTAATCCTCAAACCCGCATCCGTGTTGAAGCCTTCGCCCTGAATCTGCTCAAGGGCAGACTGCAGGGTCTTAATCACCCGAAGGGATTTTGGGTCCGCCATATCAGCTCCTCCGCGCTACCTGATCGGCCATCTTCTCTTCGAAGATCTCCGCCAGCCGGGCGCTGTATTTGTCCAGCCGGCCATCGTCCCGGGCGACCTTGAAGGCCGCAGCCACGCTGATGCCATGGGCAAGCACAGGCCGGCGGAAACGCCCCTTGCTGGTGATCGTCTTCATGGGTAGGGGCCGATCCGCTTCCGGGTTGATAAAGCCCGCGGCGACCTTCCACCCGCCAAACCAGCGAATCAGAATCCGCGCCCGGGTCGGGTGGCCGGCAGGCTCAGGCCGCCAGGTGTATTCCGTGATCGGCAGGCCCTGACTGTCCGGTACCAGCTTTGCCTGCAGAGTTTTCTGCTTCGCCCGGCTGATCCGGATCCGCTGTCGGAGCAACTTCTTTTTCAAACCGGTGGCTTGGTGGATGTCATCCACGAAGTCACGGCGAAATTCAGTACCGGCAGCATTCAGCGTGTTCACCTGAGCACGCAGAACTTCTTTGTCTAGCGCGCCAAACAGCTCACCCAGCCGGTCTTCGCCCTGTGTAATTACGGAATAGGTCATGATGTGAAGGTGACGACCGTGCCGTCATCACCGTCCTCCGCAAGGCCAGTCAGTGGATACTCAGTGCCATCCAGCAGGATCATGTCACCCGGCTGCCAGGGAGCGGGCTGATCCAGTGCCGGGATATCTACCCGATATCGGTAGTCCATAACCTGACCGCTCAGCCCAACGTGTGGCGTGTTTCTGGAGACATGCACCCGGACAGGCGATTCATCGCCACCGTATCGGCGGTACACACCGTTCCGCCCCACCAGCCTGGTGCAGCTCAGATGCACATCCTGGTGGCGGGAAAGGCGATCACCCTGGCCGTCAATTACGAACAGCTGACCATGCCCCTCAAGAAACAGGCCGGGGCGCAGAATGGCACGGGGCCTGACCAGTACCTTTGTCTGGCCTGACTCCCTGAGACCACTCTGCTCTCCCACCTCCAAAGGCGGGCGAACATCCGCCCAGATCCGGCCCAACTCCACTCCGCTGGCATCGAGGATGCGCAATCTGGAATTCATCCGCCCCGCCCTCATCAGCCAATCCTCATGATGCGATGGGGCTGCAGCAGGTACTCCACAGCCATTGGCAGGGTGCTGGTGATGGTCCCGATCACTACCGCTTCGCGGTTTTCATACAGGTGGCCCACCATCAGCAAGGCCGCGCGCTTCAGATCCTCTGGCAGCGCATCCATGCCTACCTCTACCTTGATCTCCACCACTTCATGCCCGTGCAGCAGCTCCGGCCAGGTTTCGCCCTTAGCCGGTCGAAGCTTTGCCGGGAACTGGCGAAGATCCAGCGCCATACTCTGCAGCTGCTGGGTTTCGCCCTGCGGATCCACGTAGGTGATGGACACAATGGAGCGGATCGGCCACCACGGCAGCACCACTTCAGCAGGCCACCGGTCAAGCACCAGCGATTCCTCCCGGATGCGCAGCGCTCTTCCGGTGTTGTGCTCCAGGTTCAGCACCGCAGCATCCACCAGCGACTGGATCAGGCCGTCTTCCTCCGTGAAATCCTGTTCCAGCCGCAGGTGCGCTTTCGCCTCATCAAGCGAGATCATCAGTCCTCGTCCTCGATGACCTGATCACCGCCGGCGGTTTTGGGCTGGTTCGCCTTACCCCGGGCCACGGCCTTCTCTGCTGTGTCGACAATGCCTTGCTCTTCCAGGCGAATGGCATCAACACCAGAGAGAGTGGCAACGGTGGCGCACTTCAGGCCCAGCGGGTTGTAATCCACCAGGACGAATACCTCCATTTCCTCCGGCGGCTCGTCATCCTCATTGTCGTCATCAGGATTAACGCCAGCGCCCGGCTGTTCATTGGTGCCCTGATCACCGGCCTGCACATCACCAGTTGCTGCCTGGTTCTGCTCAGCAGGCTGATTGCCCAGCTCCTGCTGCTGGCCTGCATTCTCGTCCGCCTTCTGCTCTGCAGATCCGGTGGCCTTCTCGGTCGATTTCTTGGCTGCCATGTCGGTTTCCCCCGTTCTGGCTGGTTATTGAAATGACTTCAGATCAGGGAGGCCGAAGCCTCCCGATGATCAGGAGGCCGCAGTAGCGAAGTGCTTCACCGCACCACCAACATCCATCAGCCCACCGCCGGAGCGCATGAAGGCAAGGAAGCCCACCTGCCCCTTCTCGGTGTACTTGGAATCGGTCATGCGGAAGAGCATGAACTGCATGACATCGCGGATGATGTACTTGCTGAAGTCACCGTAGAGCAGCGCCTTGGCACCGGCTGCCAGCTCCGGCATGTGCTGGTTGATTACATAGCCAGAACCGTCGATGGTGTCGGGCTCACCTACTGCCACACCGGGCACCCACAGCGGACGGTTCTGGTCGTCCTTCATCATTTTCAGGTGCTTCAGCGTCTGGTCATGGAACATGAACCGGGCACCGTTGCGGTAAGCAGGGTCCACACTGTGCTTCAGGTGCAGCAGATCTTCCCAAAGGACCGTATCGGTCTGACCGGATGGTGCGACACGTCCAGCGGCGGCACTACCAACAATGCCGCCAGGTTGGTTGCTACCGCTACCAGCAGTGAACATCCGGTTGGTGATCCGGCCCAGCCGCTGCTGCAGACGGGCAATGATGTGCGCCTGCAGATCAATCTCGCCGTCCTGCAGCAGCTCGAACGGCACGGCGATGGACTTGGAGCTGAACTTGAAGGTGTCCAGCGATTTGGTACCGAACGTGGCATCCTGACGGGAAACCGCTGCGTTCTCGCCAACGATTTCACCTTCCTCAGAGGTGGCATCCGTGGTAGGCCAGTCCATGCCGGCACCGGAGGCGGTGCGGATAATGGTGGCCACTTCACGCATACCGCCAAAGGACTTCAGCGCCTCCAGCATGGTGGTGGCGAATTCACGCGGTACCAGGTAACCACCTTCTGAGCCGGTACCGGTGGACATATCACCACGTACCTTCCGCGCCTTGTTCACAACATACTGGCGCTGCTCCATGCTCAGGGCATCGATACCGCCACGGAGATAGGAGTTGAAGATATTCTTCTCCTGATTGGCCTGGTGCTCGGCCTCATCGGTAGAGATACCATTCTCGTCCGCGCGATCCTGAATGGATTGCCGGTTGGCAGCCTCAATATCCAGTTGCTTCTGGTGGCGATCGATCTGACCGTCCAGATTCTCGATATTGGCAACCATCTGGTCATACTGAGCGTTATGCTCATCCGTCCACTTTTCGGGCTCGATATCATCGAGCAGCTTGCGGGCATCAGCCGCCACTTTGGTGCGCTCTTCGCGCAGGGCCTGAATCGACCGTTTCATAGTCATGCTCCTGTTTTTGCCATAAAAAAAGCCGCCCGGAGGCGGCTGTTCAGGTGCTTAACGGTGCCCGCTAAGCGCCAACCAGTTGCAGGCGCCGCTCAAGGTGCGCCCGGTGTGCCTGTTGCGCCTGATTGTCTGGCTCAGGCGGTTTTATCTTCGGTGCCTTGCTGTAGGCATTGAGATTAAAACGACTCATGTTCCGAGCCGCGCTGCCATTAGTGACTTCATCCACAGCGTCGATAAATCCCCGCTCCATGGCTTCAGCCGCAGACATCCAGGTTTCTTCTGCCATCCAGGCAATGATGCTGTCTTCGGACTGGCCAGACCGGGTGGCGTAGGTGCGCACGATGCTTTCATCCACCTGATCCAGCAGACCCGCCACACTCCGCATATCGTCAGCATTGCCGATCGCCAGCGTCCATCCCTTGTGGATCATGTAAAACCCGCCATCCGTCATCCGGATCTCGTCAGCGGCTGTGCTGACGAAGGTAGCTGCACTGGCAGCCAGACCGTCAATGTGAGCTACTACCCGTGCCGGGTGCTGCGCCAGCGCGGTTTGAATAGCCCGGCCAGCAAACACATCACCGCCGGGGCTGTTGATCCGCAAGTGGATAGTAGAGACATCCAGGTCTGCCAGCTCCCGGGCAACCATCTCTGCAGAGATCGCCCACATGTCGTCAATAACATCGTAGATATAGATGGTGGCTTCATCGCCCTCGCTTCGAACACGGAAATCCCGCTTTTCCTGCAGGTTATCCTTAATCAGATTCATCAGTTTGTTGCGCACTGGGCTGCCCTCCCGTTACTGGTTTGTATAATTCGTTGCCGCCTTCAATGGGCGGCAGATTCTCCAGGGCCCGGACCTCATTCACAGTCATATAGCCTGGTTGCTGGTTGCCACCCAGCGCGATCTTGTAGGCCTCATTGCGGCCCTTGATATCCCCCCGCAGCAGGCCGGAGACATTGAACTCCGCGAAATACTCAGGGGACCGGAACAGCTTCCGGTTAACCTCCTGTTCGATGCGGGTCAGATGGGGCTTCAGGGTGTACTGCACAAAACCAATGGACTGCTGCTCAATGCCCGTTCCCCAGCTGGTGGAAGCCTCCTGCGCACCGATCATATGGGGCGGCAAGCCGAATATCCGCGCGATATCGGTTACCTGGAACTTGCGGGTCTCTATCAGCTGGGAATCCTCCGCTGACATTGTGATTTCCTTGAACTCACCACCATCCGGAATGAAGGCTGGCAGGTGGGCATTACCCACGCCCTGGTGCTTTTCAAACCAGTAGTCCCGGATCACCCGGGCCTGGTCATCCGTCAGCTTCTTTCCATCGGGGAAGCGGATGTAGCCGCGGGGTGTTGAGTCATTGGCGAAGAACTTGCCGCTGTACTCATCTGCTGCCAGCGCAGTACCAATGCTGTTCTGCCCCACACTGCGGATAACCGAGAGACCCCGCCGGCCATCCCAGCCAACGCCGGGAATGTGCAGGATGTCGTCCTGGTCATAGGCGGCCCAGGTGCCGTCATCAAAGTAAACGAAATACACCAGCCGGCCATTCAGCTCATCCACATCCACCCTGCTGGGCTTCAGCGGGGTCAGGCCCAGAGGCTCACCACCGCGCGTTCTGGCAATCAGGCTGTAGTGGTTGCCGGCCAGCAGGATGTGCATGATCACCGTTTCCCAATACACCACGGCTGATAGCTGGGGGTTGGGTTCTGTGTGAATCACCCGGTATAGCGGGTGGCGGTTGAACCGCTCCCGGTGATGCTCTGTATGCCGGTACACCTGGAACGGCAGGCTGCCGATCGCGCCGGCGATGATGCGCACGCAGGCATAGACCGCAGAAACCCGCATGGCGGCGTTCTCATCAACGTGAACGCCAGCCACATTCGACTGGGCAGCAAAGAGCTCCTGCAGTGCCTCATAGCCGGAATTCCAGTTCTGGGATTCATTCCGGATGGTGGCCAGATCCCGCCGGGTGTTCTCAAGCTCAGCCTCAAGCCGCAGGATGTCCATGCTCGGTTCCTGCAGCAGTTCCTGCTCCGGCTCACGTCTACTCAGTAACAGTCCCATCAAAGCAGCCCTACAAATGAAGTATCAACAAACTGAGACTCCGGCTCCTGCTGCCGGATAGCACGCCCCAGCGCCATAATCAGCGCCACAACGCCGTCAATCTTGTTCTCCGGAAATTCCTTGCGCGGGTAGATGTTGTCCTTCGCATCCAGGTGCGCCACCACGTTCGACATCATCCAGGTCAGCACCGGATCACCGTTGTGACGGATCTTGCCTTCCAGGGTGAGCGCCTCCAGGGTTTTCATCGGCTCACTCATGTTGGCGACCGTCTGCCGGTATTCGATCATCGGCAGGCCTTCTTCCTGCATCCGGGTTGCCAGATAGATGGCCTGCCATGGGTCAAAGGCCACGTCCTGGATATCGAACCTGCTGGCGAATTCACGCAGGTCGCTCTCGATGTAGGCGTAATCGGTAACGCAGCCCGGGGTCAGAGTCACCAGACCCTGCCGGGCCCAACCGGCGTAGTGCTGGTTACGCCCCTCATCGGCGGCATCTTCCGGAATGTAGTAGCGCCCAAACACAGACCAGCCATCGTCTTCCTCGAACAGCAGCATCAGGCAGGCCACGTCGATCTTGCTGGCCAGGTCCAGCCCCACCCAGCACTTGCGCCCTTCGAACTGATCAAGCGTCCGGGCCGGATCACCGCACTTATCCCAGGCCTGCAGATCCATCCAGGCCGTATCGGCGTTTACCCACACATTCAGGTGTTTGGTCAGAAAGTTGTTTGTGGCAGCCGCCATCGTCATGGCCTTGCGCGCCTTTCGCTCGATGTCCTCCGGGTTCACCGAAATGTTCCAGTTAGGGTTCGCCTTGGCCCAACTGGCCGGCTCAGTCCAGTCGTCGTCTTCATCGATCGTATAGATGATCCCGAAGTAACTCTCATCCTTTACAACGCCTTCCAGGATCTTGGTCACGTAGGCCCGCTGCTCATAGCAAATCCCGGCTCGATTGAAGCCCGCCGTGGTGATCAGCCAGAGCAGCGGCTGCTTACGGGCACCGGTGCCGGTCTCGATAACGTCGAAGATCTCCCTTGTCTTATGGGCATGGAGCTCATCGATCAGACCGCCATGAACGTTCAGACCGTCATGGTTGCCACCCTGGTCACGACTGAGCGGGCGGAACACGCTGTTGGTCTGCTCCACAAACACCGTGTGCGAGCTGGTCGCCACACCAAACCGGGCCTGCAGACCCGGCGTGCGGTCAACCATCTGCTTTGCATCCTTCCAGGTAATCTGTGCCTGGTCCCGGGTTGTCGCCGCGCTGTAGACCTCCGCGCCGGGCTCACCGTCTGCGGTCAGCAGGTACAGACCAACACCAGAGGTTTCTGATGACTTGCCCTGCTTCCGGGGCATCTCGTTGTATGCCGTCTTGAACCGGCGATATCCTTCCTCATTGATCCAGCCGAATACGGTTGTAATCCGGAAGATCTGCCAGGGGGCCAGCTCCAGGCGCTTACGCTCCCGAGCCCACTCACCCTTCACATGAGGCAACAGCTCGATGAACTGGCAGACCCGGTTCGCGAGAGCCGGCTCAAACCAGTAAGGGAAATCGTCTTGCCCTTCCCGCTTCAGGTCATTCAATTGCCGATGGCAGGCCAGCTGCACCCACTTACACGCGGGTATATCACCAGACAACACACCGTTGGCGTACTCCATGGCAATGGCAACGTAGTCCTTCGCCATCACATATCCTCGAAGCCACCGAGATCCAGCTGGCCCTGGGGCGGAGCCTTCACCTTGCTGGCACCGGCAGGAGACAAACCGAACTCGCTGGCGCTTTTCATCACCTGGTCCCACAGCTTGTTCCGGATCTGGAAGAACACGTGCTGCACCGCATAGCCCTGCGGGGTCTCGTCAATCATGTCCTCCACCCGCTTCAGCTTCTTGGTGATCTCCTCAAACTTGCCGTAGGAATCGCAGTGAGCGGCAAACGCCGCCTGGTCCATGACAGAGATCAGGCCAGCCTTCTCCAGCTGCGGCCCCAGCTCATTCCAGTATTTCTTGGCAGAGCGCGGCAGCCACTTCGGACACTCCGGCAATCCGACCGGGCGCTGCTCACCAGCGCCATGGCTGTGACGATCCTTCCGGAAGTTGCCCTGCAATACCTTCAGTTGTGCTGGTTCTGGTCTGCGACCCATAACAAAAAAGGGGCACCCTTTCGGATACCCCCCCTACCTCAATTTTGCCAACGTAAAAAATCACGTGAGGCAAGCGGTCGAGCCTCAAAGGGCTCTGAACTTTTGACCCCCGCCCCCTGCTCGCGCGCGTTTCGATTCCATTTCCGTTTTCAGTTTGTGGCACCGCTTGCAAATCGCCTGCAGATTCTCCGGATCATCATTACCGCCTTCAGCCTTCGGCACGATGTGATCCACTGCCACTGCCGGCATTACCTTTCCCTCCGGCAGGCATATCTGGCACAACCCTTTGTCCCGCTCCAGTATCTGCAGCCGCAGCCTGCGCCACCGGCCACCATAGCCACGTTGCGTGCTACTCCCCCTGGTCGGACTCACCCAGCCACTGGCCTTCGCCTGGTGCTTGAGGCAATACCCATTGGCCTCGCTGGTTGTCTCCGGGCACATACTGGCCCTGCATTGTCTCGGGATAGCCTTTGGCACCGAACATCTCCATCAGTTTGCCCACACTGACCAGCGCTCCTAACAGCAACGCTGCACCGCCAATCACCTTTGCCAGGGTTCCCAGCTGGGTACCCAGCCTGTCCTGCTTTGATGCCAGCGCCTTGATGTCTTCAGAGTGAGCCACCCTCATCTCGTGGAAGGCATTGGTCTGATCCGCCCTGAAATCATTGAACGCCTGCATCTGACTGGTTCGGTATTCCTGGTGAATACCTATCACGGTATCAATCTTCTCGTTCAGCTCCTCGAAGTCGTCACCCAGCCGCTGAACCGACTTCTCCAGGGCTTTCTGGTTGGCAACAATCTCGCTGATCAGGGTGCCATGCTTGGTGACTTCAGGCTTGATCCACTCCATGGAGTCCGCCCGATGCTCCAGGGTGTGCACCTTCTGCTCCAGGGTTCCTACACGCTCGTGCACTCGGAAGTTCTCCATAGCATCCGCCTCACCCATGGTCAGCGGTACTCCACATATCCGCGCTCCAGCTCAAGCACATAACGCATCAGGCGTTCAGTGTCCCGCTTGTTAAGGCTCACTCCGTCCTGTGCGCTTGTGGTCCAGCTGGGCAGTGTTGGTCTTGCCGGAGGAGTCGGCATCTCCGGGCATCTCGGCAGGATCCCGCACCCGGTTAAAGTGATCACGGCCATAACCAACAGGATCTTCCTGCAACCGTTCCACTTCATCCTGGTACTCCTCCTGCTCACGTTTGCGACGAACCAGCCGGATGCGCTCAGCTACCATCCTCAAAAGGCGCAGCAGCTCAGCGACCCAGCCCGGCACTACTTCGCCTTCCCGATCTTCCGGCTCGCCTTCACGCGGCCATACACAGCAATCAGACCACCCACGGCACCCACAACAGACACGATGGAACCCACAATGGCTTCCTGATCCGCTGCCCCAATGTCATACCCGAAAGCCGCCAGGATGCTGGCAATCACTGCAACCAGACCGCCCCAAACGGTTTTTGATGCCCACCAGGGCTTTTCCTGTTCGTTCATGCTTCACCTCGCCTCATCAGTTCAGACAGCTCCTCCGCACGACTACCCACCTGCCGGGCCCATTTGCTGTCCATCATTTCCCTGGCTGCACGATCCCAATCCTGCTCAGCCAGGGCACCCAGCATGCGCCGGAACTCCAGCAGAGTCGGCACACCCATGTTGAACGCCATGTTTGCCAGCACCACCTGACGGACCGGGTTCAGGCTCAGGAACAGCGGCATCCGCTCCAGCTCAGCCACCACCTGGTCAATATCGTTATCAAGCATGAAGCCGGCTTCATCCTCGCTGATGCCACGGTCATCCAGGTTGCGGCCATAGCCGATCGTGGTCTTGCCGACGGTGTCCTGATACGGCTTCAGGCGCAGCCCTTCATGGCGCTGCAGTTGTTCCAGGAGGAGTTGTCTGTTCATGAGTCCAGCCATAAAAAAACCCGGCACCAGGGCCGGGTTGAAGGAGTATCATCAGGGTTTACGACTTGCTTGGGTGCACTTTCTGCACCTTACGCGACTGAGAGTAGTTTCCTGCATGCAGGATGTCAATAAAACTAACTGGCAATTAGCTTTGCATCCCGTGAAGCACAGCATCAATCCACGCCTCAGCCCCACCCAGCAGGTACCGCACCCGTTCCCTGCTCCCCTCTCCAGACTCACGGGCAATCCGGGCCAGGCTGAACTGGTTCAGGTACGCGAGGGTGAGCACCCGCCCCATCACCGGATCACGGCGCTTCAGCCGGGCAATGGCATTGTCCACGGCCAGGGCATCATCATCCGGGCAGATCGGCATGGCCACACTGCTGCCCACAGCCAGATTCACGCCCTTGATGCCCAGATCCACACCACCGGCCCGAACCCAATGCCCCCAGGCGGTCAACCGCTGTTGCGTATCACTGAGCATCACCACCCCCAAGAATCGACCTGAGCCTTGCCATACCCTTGCGTGCAGCCTTGAGCCTGGACTGCTTGACTGAATCGCCTTCCGGCAACACTTTCTGAAAGGTCTGGTGAGCAGCACTCCGCCTGTCCCGAGCAAGCCCAAGAATCCGCCCCACATCAGGCCAGTAGAAATCCGCATCACCCTCGATGAGCTTTGCCTTTGCGCGCACCAGAGCCGTTTCTAGCTGCTCCCAGCTCAACGCATCCACCTCACCAGCCCACTCACGGCGGGCCAGCCTGATGGTTTTCTCATCCGGCCACTGCAGGGTAAACCGGTGCCCATAGATCAACTGCAGCCGGTTGAAGAACAAAACCGTTTTGCGCTTCTGCTCCTGGCTGAATCCATCACCAGTGCTTGAGAGCGTAGTCGGGGTCTGAGAGTTGTCGCTGGACTGCAGATCGTTCGTCACGCCTTGAACGATGCTGTGGATCTGGCGTACCTGAGTCATGGGCACCTCGCTGTTGCTGGTTCTGGATTTCCTGATTCATTCGGTCACGCTCCCGCACGTAGCTCTCCGCAAAGGGAACGTAGTACTCCGGGCCATCCGGTACCCGGCCAAGGTTGGCTTCTGCACTGGTCATGATCTGGCGCATATCACCGATGGTGAGCTGCAACTGGATCCAGCGCTGGTAGGAGATAATCAGTTTGGGCCGGGATATCCGGTGGTAAGCCCACCCACGCTCACGGCCAAGGAAGGAACCCCAGTCCTGAGGGCTCTGGGGCTGGCAGGTGTCGGGCCATGCTTCATTGTCGCGCGCGCCCGCGTCAGTAGAGTTAAGTTCAGTATAGTTATACAGATGTGTGTTGTTCCTAGTGTCGTTCCTTGTGCTGTTCCCTGTGCTGCTCCCCCCCTGCTCTACCTGCAATATTTCCTGTTTTTTCGGCAGGTTAACCACTTTCCCGCTATGCGGTTCCTTGTGTTGTTCCCTGTGTTGTTCCTTGTGTTGTTCCTTTTCTGGACGGACTGATCCCGCATCAGCCAACGGCAGTTTAAAAACAAGCCCCCGGCTGCGGCTGGACTCGTGGTTAACCACCAACCCGGCCCGCTCCAGCTCCGCCACCCTGGCACGTACACGGCCCAGCGTTGGCGTATCTGCCCGCTTGCGCTGGCTGCCCCAGTCCGGTTCCACGGCAATCACCTCTGCCAGGGCCCGGTAAGACAGCTTGCGGGCACGACCACCGGCCACACCCGTCTGGTAGTCCATATACCGCCGGAAGCCCCGCAGGTAGATCACCTGCGCTTCTGGCGTAAGACCCTGCAGGGCTTCATCCTCAGCGTCATTCCACTGCGAGCGCATGCCAGCCTCCCAGCGCCAGATGCCAATAGTTTATTGTTTGTGCACTGTTCATGGTTTGTTCTGTGCCGTTTTGCTATTTTCAGTGCTTCACCAACTGGATGGAGAAGCCCAATGGAATACCGCTTGCACTACCGCGCCGATGCTGACGACGGAAACCAACCCACCTATGAAACCGATGACGACATTACGATCGGCAAGGTGATCAAGCTTGAGGACGGTTTTCACTACTGCGTAATTGGCGTGCATGAATTTCCCGACGGCGGTTGTCTTGATCTCTCAAAATCCGCTCAATCTCGGGAAGAGGCACGGCTCCTAGCTGAGCAGTATGAACACCTATAAGGCGCTCGGCTTTTTCCTTCGCCGAATGCAAAGGCGTGCCGGCGAGCGCGAACAGGAGCTTTCGGGTGTCGTTGATGCCATTGGCCTCAATCAACGCCACCTGGCAATCCACAAGCAGCCCTTTCGCCAGAACATTGATTTCGATATCAGATAAATCAGGATCGTCGCCAACCAGGTCTTGCCGGGTTTTGATGCCGGCCAATGCGGCATGGCCAAACGTTGAGATAAACAGGGCCGCCGACAGCATTTTCCCCAGGCGGGCACGGGGATCGTCGGTATCACTCATAAAAAATGACTCCTGAGGAGGATCCTGTGATTGAATACAAGGTGAAGTATCTGGACGATCATCAGGCGGGGCGGCCTGATCGCTATGAGTCCGAGCATCCGCTCCGGGTTGGGGATGTGGTGGAGCTGGATGATTTCCACTGTGTGTGTAACATTCAACGGCTTCAGACAATTCATCGGATAGACCTTGCTCGAGGCTGCGAATCCGAGCAGGAGGCAATTCTTGAAGCAGAGTATTCAGGACACCTATGATCACATCCCGGGCATAGTTCATGGCATCATGATCCCCGTAGACCTCATACGGGTGCATCAACCGCTTCCGAACACTGAGCGCGTCTGGCCTTCTGGTAAACGCCAGGTGCACCGCCTCCGCTATTCGTATCGTTAGGTCCGGCCCATGGTTCGCACTGAACGGTGCTTCGCTCATACAACCTCACCCTCCTGTTCAACCCGCTTGAACTCGACAACCCACACCCAGGGGTTTGCATCCCATGAGTCCGGACCGTTGATGGATTGCCAGAGCTTGCTGAATCCGTGGTAGTGCGCGTCACAACATTGGGCTGGTTCAACACCTTCCGCTTTTGCGTCCTGCTCACTGATATCCTGCAACCGCTCCACCCGAACGCCGGTGATCTCCAGGTTGATACGGCTGGCCCAGCGTGGCATGTGGATGGAGGGCTTCCAGCCGTGCCTTTCCTCGTCGTCAGCATCCACAAAAACAGGATCAGGGCCACCGTCCGCTCGATACTCGCAATACTCCGGAGACTCGAACTTCAGCCTGTCTTCATAGAATTCCTGGGCGCGATCGTAAGAAACCAGCGGCCCCTGAAACGTCTCCCTCACCCAAAGCCGGTCGCCGGGCCTGCCGTAGGGGCATGAGAAATACCTTTTGTCACTCTCAATCACGCTGGTTTTTTCAGCGTTGAGGACTGCCCAATGGCTTTTACCTACTTGGCGCGTGTTCGTTGAGTCCATGATGTGCAGCAGCTAGTGCCTATCGCTCGGCGGCTGAACCTTCATCACCCGCCGCGTCTGCGTCTTCCGGCCCTGCAGAATGGCCCTGACCATTTCGTCCTGAAAAAGGATTGGTCGCAGCTTGCTCATACTTCCCCCATCCATCCGGCCAGTTATGCGACAGATTGCCGCTCAGTAGACTGTGGAGACTGGCCGTATATGTCCGGCCTCATGGAGTAGCGATCGATGTCACCACCCTTTTCAGCAATGGCTTCCTCAAGAGCAAGCACGTAATGCGCAGGAATTCGCGTCCACTTATAGAGAGTCGGCGGCCTGACACCGCAGACCCTCGCGACCTCCACTTTGCTTCCCAGAGCAGACGCAACCTGATCAAGCATCCGATTAGCCATGCACTATCTCCCAATTAGTTTTAGACAGAGTAGCGTCACGCTAATTACTGATCAAGTTTAATTTCTTATGTTCGGATTAGTTTGAGGCTAACATGCGAGTCATGAAAGAAATCGACTTCAATGCCAGAGCCGCCCGTATCCGCGAAGCCATCGACAATGGCCCGCTTGCCATGAGCGAGATTGCGGACACCATGGGCGTTGCCCGCACCTCCGTTTTGAACTGGAAGCGAAAGGGCAATATCAACCTCGACAATCTGAAAGGCTTTTCCGAGTTGACCGGCTATCGGTATTGGTGGCTTGCCTTCGGGATCGGTCCGAAAACTTACGCCGAGGACGACGACTCCACCGGTTCATCACCTATGGCAGAGATCGCCAAGGCCTCCCCGGAACACGCCAGGATGATCGAGTGCATTGCGCACCTGACGGCGGCAAGGGTCATGACCCCAAGCATTGCTGAAGGCATTACTATGACCCTCAATGCATTTGCTGCCACAAAAAAAGCCGATCAGTAAAAAGACTCAATAGCTATCAAGCATGAAAAAAACTCGTCTTCCGAAAGGACTTAAGCAGAAGATCGACCGCAAGCGCCACTGGCGATCTATACGGCATGCAAAGACACACCACGCAGAGCGCCTCGTCCGACGTAAAAAGAAGGTGCAACGGGCCAAAAGGGAAACTTGGACCAAGGAAGTTAAGGCACCACCTAACATCAATCTTTACACCAGTAGAGATCACACCCGTACCGTTAGCTTTCTTAAAGCACTCCGTTTAGCAATTTCAAGAAGCAGTAAAGTGCGAATCTGTTTCAGGGATACCAAGTCGATCTCAGCAGCTGCGGGTCTTCTATTCGTTGCAGAACTGGATCGCCTAGTAACGCATTACCCCGACACGAAACTAAGCTGCATCAGGCCACCCCGTCGCCATGACTCCAGATATGGAAACGAAACCTATATTGTCGAAAGCGTTCTTAATCGAATCGGTTTCTTCAAATTAATTGGAAAGCCCGAAAGAGATGTTCCATCCTATGCCAATGTTGATTGCTGGCAGCACAGCCAAGGAACAGTTGCAGAAGGCAGCATAGCGGGGTCGCTGATTAACCAAGTGAATGATAGATTGCCACCCGTTGCAAAACGGCGACTTTATCGTGGGGCGATAGAAGCGATATCAAACTGTGTCGACCATGCCTATCCGACCATTCGTCCTGACGGACTGGAAATCGACGACCGCAGGTGGTGGATGTTTGTAGGCATTAATCTGAACGACCTTGTGGTTGTAGTATGCGACTTGGGTGTTGGGATTCCGACGACAATCCCACAAAAACACTCCAAAGCAAGCATAAATGCCGTTCTCAACTTCCTGAACATCAAAGGCAACAATGATTCAGACCTAATCCACGCGTCCACCTACCTGAGCAAAAGCCGGACCCAACAGAAACATCGAGGCAAGGGCGGGAAAGATATCATGGGATTACTGGATCACTACGTAAAAGCAAATTTGTCCATATACAGCAATAAAGGCTGTTTTCGCGGTAGCAACAAAACTACAAAATCCGGGAAGGTTCACCCCTGGGCAGTCAAAGATGAGCAGAAACTTTCGATCCAGGGCACTGTCATAGAGTGGTCGGTCCCGATCAAGGAGTTAGCAGCGTGAAAACGATCAAAGTTAGAGAATTCACCGAATTCCCGGGGCCTCGATTCAAAAAGCTGGGCCCGTTTTCTGGTGAGGAGTTCCGAGAAACCATTCTGGAACCCGCCATAAAAGAGTCAGGAACAAACATTCAAATTGACCTGGATGGCACCTTCGGTTACGGATCCTCGTTCTTGGAGGAAGCATTTGGCGGATTGGTCAGAAAACAAGTTATCAACGAGGCACAAGCTAGAGAGCTCTGCAATCACATAGTATCTGAGGAAGACCCAAGCCTCGCCGAAGAAATCAAAAGTTACCTGCTCGATGCAACCAAAGGAGCAGGAAGCGCAACGCAATGAGCGAAGGCGAAGGACTCACCTGGCTTCAAGTACTAGACGCGATAATGCGCTGGATAGTCGCGCTTGCGGGGTGGGGCATCGCCTTGCTTGGCTGGCGCGTGCGGGGTCGCCAAACCAGAGAAATCGCTGACAACGCAGAGATCAATAAATCTATCGAGGCGGCCTTGGGGAAAATCGAGGAAATGGAAGCAGTTGCGGTTGAGTTCTGGAAAGACGCAGATAGCAAAATAGTACCCGCTCAACTGACTTCCTCTGTCGTCAACTGCACGTTCTACACGCAGCAGATATGCAAATTGAGCCCCTCACGTGAGTTCCCTGCCAAAGCTTTCGCCGAGGTCCGAAAATCTGTGACGATGAACATGGAGCACTCGGATCGAGGAGTGGATGCCGAAAAAGCCAGAATTTCCAGAATGGTTAGACAAATAGCAAAACTCAAACGCGAGCCGATCTACCAGAAGCAATATCTTTTGAAGAAATAGAATTGCCAAAGAGAACCGCAAAGCCCCGCAGGCCACCACCTCCGGGGCTTTTTTGTGCCCGCAACACCAGCCACCAGACCATTTTCGTACCGTCACGAAAATGACCCCGCCACACCACACCACTCTCCTCCAAACGAAAAACAGTCCCGAAATACACAAAAATAGTTAGTTTTACTTGACTCACCGATTAGCTTTATTCTACCTTTCAACCATTAAAGCTAACTAAAGAGTTGCGTATGACTACTTCACACGGCACCGAATTCGAAATCCACGACCCGAACAACACCCTGACCCCGCGTCAGCGGGAAGTGCTGGTGTGGGTCGTGGAAGGCAAGGACAACGGCGCGATCGGCATTCTGGTCGGCATCACCCTGGGCACGGTGAAATTTCACCTGGCTGCCCTGATGCGCCGGTTTGATGCATCCACCCGGGGCCTGCTGATCAGCAGGGTCTGGGATGCCGGACTGGTGCGGGCGCAATCCGCAGGCCGGAAGGCTGCCCGCGCCACCAAATCAGCCAGCCGCACGGCAGGCTTCCTGTTGCTTGCCGCCGCAATGGGACTGCCCGGTACCGGCAGTGACACGGCGGTTGTTCGCACTCCGCGCACGGCCCGGGTTCGGGTCACTCAACGGCGCGGCAACGACGATTACAGCGTTATCCAGCCCATGAACCTTGAGCATCTCCGCCCGGGAGATAGGGAGGCAGCATGATTCCGGAAAACATCAGCCTGCAGGAAGCCGCACGGTGCCTGAATCTGGGCCCGCGCAAGATGATCCGCGCGATGAAGCAGCGCGGCATCCTGGACAACCAGCGCCTGCCCAATTGGCGCTACACCCAGCGCGGCCTGTTCCAGGTGCAAACAAAATCATTCAACCACCCTACCCGGGGCCTGCAGCACAGCGCCAAAACGCTGGTTACGCCCGCCGGCCTGGAATTCCTGCGTGAAGAATTCGCAGAGCAGATCGACATTCAGGAGGCCTCGTGAAGCAGATCTCTACCTTTTTCGCGCTGATGGCGGAGTTCGGTACTGCCGAAATCCCGCTGGAAGACGTGTGCGAAAAGTTCTTCGGCCTCAAGCCGGACATGGCCAAGAAGCGCGCCGCCCGCCAGCAGCTGCCGGTAACCGCCTACCGGGCCGGCACCCAGAAAAGCCCCTGGCTGGTGAGCGCGCAGGATCTGGCCAACTACATCGACGACCAACGCCGCAAAGCCCGCCGGGAGTGGGACCAGGTAAACGCGGCCTGATAACGAAAGGGTAGCCCGACATGGACATCAAGACAGTCACCAGCACGTTGCGGCCGCTGTTCAACCTCTCCAATGAGGTGACGGAGACCAACTTTAGTTACCAGATGCTGCTGGCCACGCAAATTCTGCAAACCGGCAAGCCGGTGGAGCAGATGACTCTCGCGGAGATTCAGCAGCTGATCGAACAAGCCAACGATGAATACGAAGGATCGTGAACCCAGGAGAACGCATGAAGACCATTGAGGAAAGCGAACTGCTCAGCTGGAAGGCTATCTGGCAGGCGGTAAAGGACGGCAAGCGCGGCGACATCATCCGCGCGATCGACCAGCACGTGCACCGGTACCCGGAAGACCTGCACGACGAAGTGCGCCGGCGGGCAGTGCACATTGTGCGGTCCACCCAGCGCGCCCCGGAGGAGGTAGCCGAACGCATCCGCCGGGTGTCAACGACTATCCGGATATTGCAAAAAGGCCGCTTTACCGGCCGCGGAGTCACCACGGAGACAAGCCATGCAAATTGATTTGCCAGAGAACACCCGCGTCATCGACCTGATCCGGCTTGCCAAGGCCCAGGGCAAACGCCTGGTGTGGAAGCAGGACGGATTCCGGTACCGGCCACACGTAGAGGAAGCCGCCAATGATCAGCCACCTGTTGTTACTCGCCTGCGCCCTCGGTTGCGTCTGGTGGATAGCAAGAACCAGTGAGGACCACATCATGATCACCATGAGAGCCACCGCCAACGATATCGAACGCGCCCTGCGTGACCTGCACGATCTGGCCGCCAACGGCAACTGCAGCAACGCGCGCCACGCCGGCCAGTTCCTGCTGGCCCTGTGGGACGGCGACCTGAACCCCCTGAACCTGCGCGAGTTCAAGTACCTGGAACCCCGCTACATGCGACAGGCCCTGCAGTTGTTCACCTTCCTGATGACCACCGGCACGGACCTGCAGAAGTTCATGGGTGCGGAGGCGATCGACAGGGTGGCAGATAACCTCAGCGCCATGAACTGTGACACCTTCCGCGACCGCTGTAACAGCGGCACCCGACCGGCAGCGCCACCCGCACCAGCGGCCCGCACGTTGCCCTGATATCACCAATAACAGAACCCACAGGAGTATCACCATGGATGCACCAGCACCCAACCACCGGGACACCGATGTTGTCCGCTTCCTGGAAGACCTGGACGGCGGCGTATTCCTGCAGAAGATCGCCCGCGCCATCAGCGAAGTGGCCGGCGGAGTTGTGGACCACGATGCCAAGGGCAACCTTGACCTGAAGCTGAACTTCCAGCGCATCGGCAACAGCTACCAAGTGAACATCGCCCACACCCTCAAGTACACCGTGCCCACCATGCGCGGCAAGATCTCAGAGGAAGACACCACTGAAACCCCGATGCACGTGAACACCGGCGGCAAGGTGAGCATCTTCCCGGAGAACCAGAACCAGTTGTTCACCCGCAAAGGTGAGCCACAAACCCCACAAAACACCGAGGAATGATCCCCATGGAAAAGCAAGCGCTTGAATACCTGTCCGCCACCCTGAAGGCCAACGGCGCACTGGAAGCAGTGCTGGAAGAATCCTGCCATACCGCTATCCCGCTGCCGGAAGGTGTGAAAATTGAGAGCCTGGAACGCTTCATGCCACTTCGCCGCCGGTACCGGGGCGAACTGACCACCACCCAGATTGACCAGTTCGCGGAGTACACCAACCAGATGGCCGGTGAAGTTCAGGCCAACGGCGCAGAGCCAGACGTGACCATCCCATGCTTTGTGGATCCGGAGTTCATGACTGCCAAGGTGTTCTTTGATTTGGGCACGATCGAAGAGCCGGGCCACGGCGACCACACCGCGCACCTGAAGCTGCCGAAAACCGCCGCCTTCCAGGAACTGCTGGGCAAGGATGGCCGTGCCATGGACCAGAAGGAACTTGCCGAATGGCTGGAAGACTGGGCACCGCAGCTGGAAGCCACCAACGAGGAAGGCACCGCCCTGCCCCTGCCCTCAGCAGTGGCAGCCGTGCGCCGGATCACCATTGGCGCGAAGCAGGAAACCACCAGTGAAGACAAAACCTTCGGTGGCCGCCGCAGCGCCATGAGCGAGATCGAAGCGCAGAACAAAGACACCCTGCCGGCCTTCATCGAATTCACCTGCGAGCCCTACCACGGCCTGCCCAGCCGCACATTCCGCCTACGGGTAAGCCTGATCACCGGCGAAACACCGCGCCTGATAATGCGCATCGTGCGCCTGGAGCACCACCAGGAGGACATGGCCAACGAATTCCGCGAGAAGCTGGAACACGAACTGGACGGCCAGTTTGTGGACACCTTCGTGGGCAACTTCAAGCCGTAACAGAGGACGGAATTTGATGAACCAGGAACAAATGATTGACCTGCTCAGAGAGCGCACCCTGAAGATCTGCGAACTGTCGCTGGAAGTCAGCAAGCGCGGACTGGCTCAGGCATTCGTTAGCCTGTTCGGCAACACCAAAGCTATGAGTGCAGATGTCCAGCCAATCGATGCAGTACACAGAGAAGACTCTGCCTTGCCAAGGCCGGGGAAACTGGCCGAGGTGGACATTCTTTTCTACTTCTATGACTTCCACAACCAGCAGGAGCAGGAAGAGCACTTCCGGGAGCAACTGACGGAGGCGGACCAGTACATTGCCTACCTCCAGTTGCTGCTGGCTCAGGACAAGCCGATCAAGATGGCGGCTATGCGGGGTGCGGCGTGATCACCGCCCGCCTGAACAGACTCCTGGCCGCCTACCAGCAGGCCAGGAGGCTGGTAGGCAATGCAAACCGGGGCAAGGCCATTCCCGGAGTGGCCCTGCGCTGGTGCGCTCGGATCCGGCAGGCCATCAAGGCAGAGATTCTGGTGGTGGAAGCGGTGATCAGGCCGGAGCGGCTTTTCCAACTCCGGCCACAGATTATCCCTGGAAACATTCCAGCAAACGAGAGAGAACTTAAGCGTGTTTCAACCTGCTACTAGAGCGACGCTTAACTGCGGAAGTCTTCAGGCCGCGACGGCTATGGTGCGTATAGGTAGCCGTTGCCGTTCTGGTGACTTGCGGCTTAGCAGGCTCAGCTCGCAGGTTGACACCCAGCCCCTTCAGAATGCGATTGATAGTCTCAAATCGCGGCTTTGCACCAGGGCTCAACGCCTTATAAAGACTCTCCCGGCCAAGGCCGGTATCTTCCGACAGCTTACTCATACCCCTTGCTCTGGCGACCTCACCGAGCGCTTCAAGAAGCTCGTCCATGTCACCATCAACAAGAATCTCGGACAGGTAGGCAACGATGACCTCATCATCATCCAGGTACTCCGCCACATCGAAGGGGCGAACACCGTACTTTTCAATTGCTTCCTGATTAACAGTCATATTCATCACCTCTCACGGGTTCTTCCCGTGAATATCAGCAGCCATTTCCTTGGCCTTCTCTATGTCTTTATCCTGAGTGGACTTATCTCCGCCAACCAGAAGCCAGTAAACCTCGTCTTCAACCATCGTGTAGTAAAGACGATACCCCGGCCCCGTGAACAACCGCATTTCAGAAACACTGTCGCCAACGGGTTCATGGTCACCAAAGTTGCCCTTACGGGCCCTTTTAATCCGGCGAAGTATGCTGGCCTTCCCTATCGGATCCCTCAGCTTAGCCAGCCAATCACTGAAAACATCCGTTTCGTTCAGTTTGTTCATGATCAAAGTGTATCCAACCGAATACAGAAAAACAATGCAGGAATAGTAACGAATAGTACAGAAAAATTGACCACCAGAAACCGCCCGGCCTATACTAACCCCGTCGCTGCAAAATCAGCGGCCGGGTTTGGCGACCCGCGCAGTACAGGAGAGCACACCGCGTCTCCGTTCGAGTCAGCGGTTTTTTTGTGCTCAGAGCATGGCAAGCCCAGCGTTATGGGGCGGGCCGTGCGGGAGACCCTTCGGGGTCTGCCGGATCCTGTACCCGGTTCGCCAACCCGTGCGGTCCCGCTCCACCTGTTTGGCGACAGGTCGGCGGGTTCCTTAACCGAGTACAGGAACCAATGTCATGCATAATCACACCCAAGGTGCGCCCGCACCGTCCGGATACCTGGTATTTGAAGGCACTGAACTCTCTATTATCGACCACAACGGCCAGCCCTGGCTCGCAGCAGCCGACCTTGCCCGTGCATTAGGCTACTCCAGGGCCGATAAAGTAAGTCGTTTGTATCGCGAGAACTCTGACGAATTCACAAGCGGTATGACGGAGACCATCACTCTCAGCAGCGGGGGCTCATCCGAGAACACCGATTCGGGGTTCTCGGGAAACCTCACTAAAACAGTCCGCATTTTCTCCCCACGCGGCTGCCACCTCCTGGCCATGTTCGCCCGCACAGACAAGGCGAAGCACTTCCGCAAGTGGGTACTGGATGTACTCGACAAAATATACATGCATCCACCCGCCGACCGCGCCAGCTACCAGTTGCGCGAACAGCTCTCCGCTGCCATCCGGTCCGTCACGGTCGGCTTCCGCAGCAAAGGCGCGTCCTACGCCATCAACGAACGCATCCGTAACCACTTCGGAGTGCGCCGGGTGGAAGACCTCACCACCAGGCAAGCGCAGGATGCCATCTTCATGGTGGAGCAGCTGCGGCCAATCACCCAGCGCTGGGTGAAAGCCATGAACCGGGCAGAGAAAGACTTCATCCGCCAGGTGCTCAAGGTAGAAACCGGCCCCATGCTCAGCGCACCCACACTGGTGTGCCTGGATATCGACAGCAACGGCATCGTGAACCCCTTGCACCATCCAGAGCTGGACAAACTGCAGAAAGCCAACCGCGGCATGCACGACATGCTGGCACTGTTTCAGGAGGAGGAGTAACCATGACTCAGGCAATCAACCAACTGACCACCGAGCAAATGACCGAATGGCTGTATGGCCGCGCGGAAGAAATCTTCCTGCTGTGCGCCATCATCAACCGCCGTGGGTTGGCCCATGCCTTCTGTGACCTGTCTGGCCATATTCAGTCGCTGGACAGTGAGGTATTCCCGACGGACTCCAACTACTGCCCGTCGGAAGCAACCCCGGCAGTAGCAAAGGTAAGGGTGCAGCTGGACTTCACATCATTCCTGATCGATCAGGCACCCGACGATTACCAGGCCCGCATGCAGCAGATGGACGACTACGCCGCCCTGCTGGACAGAATCATTGAAGCCGGCAAACCCATCACAAGGGAGAACGCAGCATGACACACCCACTCACCGGCGGCATGAGCGCCACCCAGATCCGTCAAACCCTGCAGGCCATCGACCTGCTGCAGCCAGCGGTCAAGCTTCACCACATGAACCTGGAAGACCAGGCGGATGTACTCGAGGAGCTGGAGCGCAAGGGCAAGTCACTTTCCACCATCACCCTGCGGGAATTGTCGCTGGTGGTGCAAAAGCAGCAGCGGAAGGCGGTATGAGCTCAGAGGTAAAGGGCGGCTTCCTTGCACGGAATGCCGCCCTGCTCTGCCAGGACAGCCAGTTCCGGCTGTATCTCGACAGGCGCAGGGCGGCCAAGTTTAACCTGGACATTCCCGATGGCACCCACACAGAGGAGGATGCCCGGGAATTCATCCTGCAGGCCTGCGGCATCCAGTCACGGGCGCAACTGGACCACAGCCCGCAGGCTGCCACGGTTTACCGGCAGATCAGGTATCACTACCAGCGTTGGCAGGATCGGCAGAGCCGGCGAGATCCGCTATCTCGGTGAACAGGTAATTGCACGCATCAGCAACCCGCCCCGAAACAAGCCCTGCTGACAAGACCTCCTGCAGCCGGCTGCCAGTTTTGGCCAGATCACCGATGGCCACCAGGGCTTCCTCGCACTGGTTCCGTTTGTTCAGCTTCTCATTCGTTTGCATCTCTATACTCCTTTGAGATTAAAAGAAAAGTGTGGCCACACTTGAGAAGCTATAACGGTTCTTCCAATCTGCAAGGAGGGAGAAGATCACATTTAACAACGTTTTTACAAAGTGCAGGGTCGCCGCACGCCATCCAAAAACACAACCTGTAGTGCTAAACGGATAAGAAAAACCCACATATAGTTGACAAATAGTTACAAAACGATGAGCATTGGAGATGAATGGCTCTATCTTTAGAACCGTTCGGAATGGGTAGGAATTGCTGTGTTGAGGTTGCAGCCCCAACACAGCAGGGCGGGCCCGATAAATCACCTAGCAGCCGCCACCGATGTCGCAATCGGGTGTGAAGAGTAGTTTACTGAGTGCAAACTTTCAACTTTTCACCATTAGGATTCTTCTGCTGGGTTTAGCCAACAGGTGTTAAAGCAATGGCTGACTCCAAGAAACCCGGACAAAGCTCCGGCCGCGACGGCGGTATATATCGTGAAACTGGCCCACGAGGGGGCTCAACCGACAACTGGGCAACGGTACCCGACAACAAACCGTTACCTCCAACCTCGAAACCAGGAAACAGCTGGCACAGGGTGCGGAGAACCCCAGACAGTAACCGTTAAATCGGTTAAGAAAGGCGGCGAGTCCGCCTTTCTTTTTTATCTCACATTCAAACGCGGTCGATAGCGCCATCCTTCATACTTGTCGTGAGGCTCATGCTGGCTCAGATGGGTGTACCTCTGAAGAGAAGACCAAGTGGTATGCCCACTCACCCCCGCCACCCGCGGAATATCCCATCCACGCTCGAATAACCAGCTGATGCACTCGTGCCTGAGATCATGAAAGTGCAGGTCCGCAATGCCCAGGAACTTGCACCACTCCGTAAACCGGGTACTGATGGATTTTGAGTTGAAGGGGAAGATTCTCTCATCCACCTCCGGCTGCTGCTGGATGATGGACCAGGCCTCATCAGTGAGATAGACACGCCGGTTATTGCCGGCTTTCTGGCTCGGGTGCTTCATATCAGGAACGATCACACTCTGGGTCCGCTCATCCAGGTCAGTCCATCGGATCCTGGTAATTTCATCCTGACGGCGAGCTGAAAACAGCGCAAACAGTATGACATCGCCAGTGCGCACCTTGCGCCGGGACTCCGTAGACTTACCGTATTCAAGAATCTTCTCCAGCTCACCGAGTGTAGGCCTTCGATCCCGTTTGCCGGGCTTCGCCACCAAGCGCTCCCGGCGGCAGGTCTCTGCAGCATCGTTCAAAGCATCCAGCGCCACGGGTATTCCCCAGGCACTGCGTGCAGTCTTGAGCACGCCACGCAGCCAGATCAGGTCATTGGCAGCCGTCTGCGGCTTCACCGTTTTGACCCGCTCGGCAACGTGCGCCACAAAATCCTGACTCTGGATCTCCAGCGCATCGAGCTTTGCCAGGTCATAGGTCTGGAGCCGCTCCATATCCATGGCCTTGCTTCGCCCAAAGCCAGCGCCAAACTCTCGCTGGTACCGGACGATCAAATCACCGATGGTCACACCACGATGACGAACCTTATCAATAGCGCCGGGCTCCTGGAGCTCCAGTTCACGACGGTTTGCCCAATCTTTCGCCAAAGCCTTACGGTCAAAGGTGCGGCTTTCACGATATACTATCTTCCCTTTCCGCTTGAGGCGGATCGCAGCCCGGTATGATTTGGTACCATCGGCACGGGTTCTTGCAGTAATGGTAGGCAC